TAAATTGATTCCTCGGTCTCTTTTTTCCACTCGTTTATTGTCTTTTTCATCGGCTTCGTAATTATCGTCTGCATTTCTATAACTACTATGTAACGCATCCATACGGTCACTTCTTGCTTTATTTACATATTTTCCAAGAGTACTTTTTGATACTTCGTCTAATTCAATTTCTTCAGACATTTTCTTAGGCATCTTGCCTTGTTTTTTCATATTGATAGCAATCGCTGCCTGTTGTGCAGGATTCGAGGCTTCTCTTAGTTCTTTAAACTTCTTCATGTTCTTCCTGATCTTTACCTATTGCAGCTGCAAATTCTATCTTTTTAGCTTCCAATGCATCCGCTAATTTAAGTGCAACAATCTCATTAAACTTTGATAATGCGTCAGATTGTTGTCCGTTGATAATATCGTCAACCATGTGGTGAATAACTGTAGATTCCATAAAATTCCTTATTGAGTATTATTATTTATATCTTGATCAGGTGGCATTTGGCCTGGAGGCATTCCCGGCATACCAATTTGCGGCGGTGGTGGTTCCGACGCAATCTGCTCTTTCATTTGGTCTATGTCCTTTTTAGACATTCTCAAAATTTCTGTCATTGCATATTGTTGACTAAAATATGCACCAATGAATGGTTGCACCTGCGTCAACAAATCTATTCTGTTTCTCATGTTCTCAGCATTTTTCATTTCTGCAAAATACTGATCTTGGGCATAACGATATTGAATCTTTTCTTTGACCTGTTCCCAATCTTTATCAGTTAAAACCCCCTTTAGTATTAACTGAGTTTTCAATAAATCATTAAACAGCTCATTAAATTTCTTACGCAATCTGTCGACAAACTTAGCAAACTTTAGCTCATCTCTTGTTATCTCTGTAGCACGTCCAAACGATATTCCAGTCTGTGGTTGCATTCTAGACATAGGAACATTTAACGCTTGGAATAATTTACTTTGAAAATAATTAATATCTTCAATTTGCCCTAAATTATCTCCGCCCGGTAATGTAGTAATTTCTGTACCCTTGCCACCTTCTCTTCGTGGCAACCAGAAATCTTCTAGAGTGGACATCATTTTTCTGTCGTCTCTGATCTCGCCTGTACTAGAATCATAAACAATCTTATTACGATACCTTGCCATAATATCTTTTAGATATTGTTCGGCTTTAATCTTTGGCAAATTACCTACATCAATGTAAAATATTCTTCTTTCGGGAGCTCTAGCAATTCTATAAATTACCAAAGCATCTTCCATCATCTTTAATTGGTTAACAGGTTTAATTGCTTTATGTAACTGACCTACAACTACATTCTTATCATAATCTAAAAGTCCCGAAGGAACAAAGCAAATAGAATCTGTAGTAATTCTTATACCTTGATTAGCGGTAGCAGAATATGTAGGATTATACGTTAACCCTTTTTCATTGTAAATAAAGAACTCGTCTATAGATTTAATTAGATCAACACCGGTGTCTCTATCTTTTTCTTTTTTAACTTCTCGTATCTTCTTAATCTTTCTTGGATCAAGTTGCATTAATTCTAAAATTCCTCTTTTTGGATTTTTAGCATCTATAATTTTTTGATAATATAATCTACCATCGACATACCAACGTCTAAAAATATCATAAGCTCTATTATCGAACTCTAACAATTTTAATATATTATCAAATTCTTGTTCAATAGTATCTTTAATATCGTCGGGTATATCCAATTTATCTAGATTTACTTTAACTATATCTTCATCATCAACTGCAGCAATAGCCTCGGTTAAAATTTCATCAATAGCTGCACTTGCATCTGAATACATTGAACATTCTCTATATCGAGTAATGAGCTCATATTCAGATTTAGTTGTTGCATCTAAATCTACATACGTACCAAAATAACCTCCAGCTTGTACAGTGGATGAGCCATCATCTATAATCGGAGTGGCCCAGCCTTGTTTCTGTATATCTAAGGGTTCTTCTTTTCCAAAAGTAAAGCCAAATAGTTTTACTGCCATAATCTTATATCTCTTTTAAATTAAACAGCTGCGTTAAGTAATTGTCCAGCAGGATTGCTGCTAAATGTAAATGATTGATATTGAAAAGAAACACCAAATGTCGATAGCTGGTCATTACTACCAAAATCTAAAGCAACCGGTCCTATTTCTACAGGAAACGTTCCTCGTAAATCATATTGCTTTAATATCGTGCCATTTCGATCCAATTGAAAAATCTGCATATTTTTTTGATAATCAGCAGGGTTGACTCTTCCCCGTTTAGATTGAAGATCTTCCATTCCGCTCATCCATTGCTCAAGCGCAGTACGAATAGCAAATCCAGAATCGTTTATTACCGTACAATTAAACGGTGCGAATTCTCTATCGCCTGCCATTTTAACCAATCTGCCTCGATAATATACTGGGGCAAGCCCAATAGTTTGCCCCGGTAATTCTGCAACACTAATTAAAAATGCTGCTTTTTGTGTTGCGACAGAACCTGATTGAACATATTGGGGGAACGTCAAATTTACTTGAAATTGATTTGGCCTAGCCCCGCCGTTAGTTAGCTCAGATTTAAATCTTTCTACATTAAATGGTATTGCCATTTATTTTCTCCTATTATGCGCCGACTTCTTCGAATGAAATGCCGCTTCTTGTTGCTATGAAATTCAACTGAATGAAATTAATAGACCTTGCAGGCTTTATGAATATATCAGCTACAAACTCGTTGCGGTCGACTACTGCACCCGTGTTGTTTGTATCATCGCAAACAACTTTAAAGTCTGTAATACCACGACGGCCTTGAACATCTCTTAAGAATGGTTCTACAATATTTTTAAATTGTCCTCTAGTAAATGCATCGTTGAATTCAAATAATTGGAATTTCGATGCAGTTGCTATTGATTTTTCTAGAACAATGAACAATCTACGAACATTAATACGATCAAACGCACTTGGTCTTGATAATAGAGTTTTATCACCAAACAACAATGTGCCTTGTCCTGGGAATGTTACTACAGGATTTACACCACTCTTATATAGTGTGTCTCTATCTGTTTTTGTTGGTGAATATGCAAGTTTTACTAAGTTCTTAATAACACCTCTGTTATATCCTGCAGGTGAGAACCAAGGATCTGAGATGTAATCTGTTCTTGCAGCAAGCCCACCAATATCGCCATTTAATGCAACATATCTATACTTGTCGTTGTATCTATCATACTGATATTTCCAACCAGAATCTAAAACAGCATATGAAGAAGATGTCAATTGATTTCTATAAGTAACTAATTTATCTGCTTGACCCGTTGTATTAACCACATCTGCATATGGAGGGGATGCAAATACAACAGCATCTCTTCTTGCTTCAGCAATACCAATAACAGTATTTACTGCAGCAACGGATGTTGTTGGTCCCATTAACATTAAACTTACATCATACAATTCATCATTTGAGAATAAATTGTAACCGGTAAGAATGTTACCTAATGTAGCATCGTCGCCAGATACACCGCCAGATAATGTAGTAGTTACGTTAGCTGTTAGGTTTGCGAAGGTTTTACTTACGGCAGTTGTTCCCCAGTTTGTACCAACTGCAGGATGATCAATTACCCAAATATATTCAGATTGATTTTGAATTATATCTTTATAGTAGTTTGAAGAACCGTCTCCGTTCTTAGCATCAACTGCTTTAGAAACATATGAGAATTTTTCTAATACAGAACCTGCAACACCTGACCATTGACCTAGTGCATCTATAACAATAATATGTAATTCATCGTTAGATCCGCCTCTAGTCGAGACATAATCAGATGTGCTAGGAGCTGCGTCAAATTGAGATCTATAAATCCAATTGCTAAATGTATTACCATCTGCCATTGAAACTTTAATAGAATTTCCTAAAGCTCCAGGATATTTTGCAGCAAATTCACCAACTGTAAATCCGCCTGCAGAATAATTATGATCATAATCTTCAGCATTTTTAATAATTGGAGGTGATAATGATACTACAGCAGTTGCCCCAATACTAGCAGTTCCGTTTGTTACTAATACATTTGGTGCTGTTACATATCCTAAACCGGTATTTAACACATTTACCGAAGCAACACCATATTCAACAACAGCAATTATTGTTGCATTTGTTGTGATGAATGGAACATCGCTAGCATTAGGAGTTATTATTACATTTGGATTTGACGTATATCCAGTACCTGCATAAATTGTAATAATATCATCAATGCCGGTTTGAATTCTAGCTTGCCCAGCAGCATTTGCTCCACCTAAAAGATTATTTCTA